TTATTTGTCAATGTTGGTGTTATATATAACGTACCTTGTTCTAAAGCCCCTGTAGTATGTGTTACTGTAGGTTGGCCAAAATCCCCAGGTGAACTAGGATTTTTTGCAAGAACATTATAGCTATTGAATGCATTATTAGCAGGGTATGTAACACTTGTGCCGCTAGTACCGCTATTAAAAACAGTAACTGAGCTTGTAGGAACTGATGTAGGTGTATTATTCCCTGCAAAAACAACACCTAAACTTTCATTACAGCCTGTAAACGCTGATCCTTGCCATCCTTGACACAAGGCTTTATTTACGCGATTACCTGCTGCTGATCCAATTTGAAATTGCACAGAAGCGGACAAGCTATCTAGCCCGTTTCCATCAGCATCAGTAGTCTTAACAGTCACGTCGTAAGCAGTAGCGTCTGTTAAAATAGCATCATTAGATAATTCACCTGTTGTTGCATTTATTTGAATTTTAGCAGGAGTTTCTACAGGACTAATTGAAACTATTGACCAATTAAGCTCTGTTGTATTAACTGTTGCGTCGGCACTACCGTTTTTACCAGCTAATGTTATTATAGTTCCTACAGCTGCGCTAACTGTTGGCTGTTGAAAGTTGTCTATTACCGGAGCAACATTCGTTAATGTTATGCTTGGTAAAACAATATTATCCGCTGGATTAGAAGCATAGGTAACATTTGCTGTTATATTATAAACACCTGTTAGAGGTGATTGTAAAATACTATCACTATAAAAGAAATCGGTATTTGTTGGTTTTATTTGAAAAGAAGTCTGGCTTGCGTTTTTCGTTATTGTAAAAAGTGTAGAAGATAAAGCAGTACCCGCTCCATCGGTTATAGTTATAGAGTTCAATGTAACCGCAGAAGCTGGAGCAATTTGCCCATCTCCTTTTAAAAAGTTAAAACCAAAGCCTATAATATCATTGCTAGTTATGCTTTCTGGAAAAGTTGTTGCTTGAAAATTAGAACCTATCAAACCGCTATCTTGTGAACTTACCAGTGAATTAAGCGTTGCTAAATTACCTGATAACGATGTTTCCCAATATATATCTAACAATGATTCTACGGGTTTCGTTTCCGCTACGGATAAAAACGGTACCATTGATAACACTGATTGAGCAGGATTGTCTTCATTTACAGAAAGAGTTGTTACATAGGCTCCTATTGGATTATTTTTATTTTGCGATTGACTACCTTTAATAATAAATGGGTTTGAGTCTCCATTGTAAAAAGTAGCGTCTGGTCCTGTTGTACCCCATGGTATTGCGCCTGTAGGTTCTGGAATTTCGTTAACACTTTCTATTCCAGTACTGGGGTCTCCTGCAGTAAAGTAATTATACGCTTGTAATATGCTAGACTCACCATACTCTCCCTCTATAGCGTTTGCTTTAAAAGGAATTGCTTGTATTTCTAAATCTCTAACTGTACCTATTTGTATTATTTCTTGTTCTATATTACCAGGATAGTATTGAGCATTCCACGCTCTGTCTTGAAGATACGGAGGATTAGCCTCTGTTTTGTTATTTATTCTAGGGTTATTAACCCTTATCATTATGTTCTCACTACTAGTAAAGTCTATATCATTAGGCCCTACTTCTGATAAATCTCTAGGTATTTTATTTATATTATCACCTAATAATGTTGTGAAAAAGCTAGTGTCTCTTTCAGCACTTAAGTTTTGTATAACAGGATAGCCATTTACAAAACCTGGTAAATAAACATTATAATACTCTTGTTGTGTTTGTTTTACAACTATTTTATAGGAATACCATCCTAAAGGATTAGTTGTTGCATTGTAAACTCCAGGTGAACCCGTGATAGGATCGTAGGCTGGATTTATTGCTTCGTATAAAGTTACGTTTAAAGCATTACCAAGCCAATCAAGTATTGGCGACTGCTGCTGTGTTGTTATGTCATTATAAGGATTAAAGACAGTAGATCCAGGTATATTAGCCACTCCATCATAGGATGATAATATAACGTCTGATTGTCTTCCGTATTTATCTGACAGCACAAAACCAACTTGATAAGTTCTATCCTGTTTTAATTGATGTTTCGGAAATTGAGTATAGTTGTCAAAATTTGTAGACTTGTTAGAGGCAAAAGCACTAAAAGCTATCGAATTAGGACCGGTGTGTCTATCTAAATAATTACCATAAACAATGCGGTTACCTATTATTTCTTGAGCTAATGCTCTAATAGGCACTTTATCAGACACTCTAGTTATTTGGTTGTTAGGTAATGTTTTATATGGTTTTGTTGAGCTGTAGTCATAATCTATGAAATGCTTTGTATTATTTCCGTTAACAGCATCGTAAAAGTCTATTGAGGATTCAATAGGTGTGGGAGTTAATAAATTAACAGTTTCTAAAACTTTAACAGCCAGCGCATCAGACTCCTTATAAAGTATATCAACATCAGTTATTTTTAATTCAGAAATCGTATTAGCAACACTTGTACTAGGTATTGGTATTTTTAATAATATATTATTTATATTATTTTCAAACCAATTAACAATAGTTGATTTATAAGTATTGTCCATATCTTGCTCGTCTGAAAAAGCACCTCCACCAAACTGACTATATTGCTTAGGTATAAACATTACTTGGCTAAATGGTGCCATTAATGAATACTCGTTATCTTCAAACTTAAATCTATAGCTAAATCTTATAAACTTATCTTCTAGTAGTTTCTCATCACCTTGCCAGGCAGCGTCATAATTTGGATTATCACTTATAGATATAACACCGGCACTTGCTAATGTAGTTGTCTTGTTTAGAGTAAAAGTTATATCTTGCCAAGTACGAAATCTTTCAGGGGCTGATGAATTTGGGGGGTTTGAATATTGATTAACTACGCTAACACTTGCTACCCTTGTGTCTGGGCTAATACCATCACCGCTAACTAAGTCTCCTATTCTAGGTATACCGTTGTCTCCTCCATATATAAAATTACTAGTGTCATTATCACCTAAGCCTTGACCTATAGTGTATGTAGCCGTTATCGGATTAGTCGCGCCTACTGCTGGTATAGGATCAATTGTAACGGCTCCAGACGAATGGTTAGCCATTTCAAAATCCCTTTTATTAGTCATACTCGGTCTACTGAAGTCAATTGCAGTGCCGTTTGTTACAGTAATAGCACTAGACAATGTTAATGCACGAGTTGCGGCAGGATCCGGTTTTCCTATAACAGTAACTAATCCAGTTATTTGTTGGTTTGTTATTTTGTTTTTGTCAGTAACTATATCACCTACTTTTATTAAAGCATAATCAGCATCATCATCTATAATTATAGTAGTAGTGCTAACAGCTGGGTCAGGTGAAGTAATTACAGCATTGACTCTATCCATTACTAATATTGGCTCATAAGGAGCATATTTAGCCACAGATATTTGATCTTCATTTGTGTAATGAGTTGCATCAGCAAGAGCTCTTGCAATATTTATTTTTCTAGGTTGATTAAGATTATCAGTCCAAAATAATAAATCTTCAACTAAGTTTATACCTGTTACCGGAAAGCTTTTGTTAAAATTTAAAAAGAATCCTTGAACTAAAATTATAGGATTAGTGTTTACGGTTACAGATAAATCTACTTTAACTATGTAACAATTATCTGCCGCAGTAGCTCTAACCTCGGTTGGAGAATCATAGTCTGTTGCTAAAAAGTATGCTACATTGCTATTTTCATCAATTAGCTGTCCAATTATTTCAGTTGTAGCGGATGCCCCAATGGCTGTTAAACTAGATATAGCTGTATTACCTAAAACATTTTCAAACTCACCTACTGTAGAACTTTCTGATCTACTTATAGATAAGTTTCTAGCTTCTCTATATTCACCATTTGGTAATATACGAGAGTCAAGATCTTGATTCATTTTCCCTTTAAGAAAGGTATTTTTAATCTCAGCCATTTAATTTATGATTTTATCCATTTAGATTTACCTCTCATTACTTGAACAATTTCATCAAGTTTAATGTTAGATAATCTTATTTTAGCATTTCTTAATTTAGCACTTCTCTCTTGCTTTAATCTTCTAACTACATATTCAGGTTGGTTAATCCTAGAAGCTATCACAGCGTGGCTTATATGGGCATACAGAGCCTCTTCTGCCATCTTAGGAACTTTAGTATCCATATCGGAAGCTAAACCATCAGAAATATACTCTAAAACTATTAATGATCCCGCTAAATTACTTGAGAAAGACATTTTACCTTCTCTGTGATTTATAGTAAACCATCCATTTACTTGAGCATATTGAGGATCTAATCCGTAATTTTGACCTAATATCTGTTCGTTCCATCCCCAGCTATCATAACCTTGGTTATAAAGCGCATCTGTTACATCTTGATTTATTAAAGAATCATTAGCTGTTCTCCAACGTTCTTCTGTTATCGATGTTCCTTCAACGTTGTTACCAAAATTATCTTGAGTTGGTACACCTTTAGAATCTTGTATAGGGTTTTCAAACGGGTTTGTAGTTAGGTTGTTTGCAGGATATATAGGTCTTTTAACACCTAGTTGATCTATCCAGGATACCGCCGTGTAGTTTACATAGTCTTGTGGTATCACAACACTTAGTTCAGGGGGTATATTTAATTCTTGGGATTTAATACTTTTGAGTGTATCGTAACTAAACTCTTGTAGTCCACGTTTAGCGTGAAATATTATATCGGTTCTGTTACAACTCGGTATTAGTTTACCAGTTCCAACATAAGCTACTTGAAAGTTGTTTATTATGTCTTCTAAAGATATGTAGCCGTAGCTACCATAGTTTTCTTCAACAGTATTACCGTAAGCATCTCTGTTTCCATATTCACCACCGCTTAGTATTTTTAATTGAACAACAACACTTGTGTTTGCCGCTAAGTTACCAGTAAAAGTAATTGTATTTCCGCTAACAGTGTAAGCTGACGTATACTCTGTATATGTCAAAACACCGGCGTTTGCGGTGTAAAGCTTGAAGTTGTTTAAAGCGTAGTTTTGCTGAAGAGGATCATAACTACCAAATACTAATTCAGTATCAAATGTAGTAGTGAAGGCTTGGCCAGCACCAGCTGCAGATAGATATTTTTGAACTCCTGCGTAATATTGCTGATTATTTTCTGTAATTAAGCCCATGTATTATTAAGATTTTTCGTTTATGTCTTCTTGTTGTATTTTTTGAGATGCTACTTGTATTATAGTAGGGTCTTGAATAATAACTCCAGAGTATAATAATATACCAGTTACTACATCTACTTGTTCTGAAGGGTGTAAATCGAAGTTTACTGAATTACTAGCATCATATGTGTATTGTCCTAATCCTCCAACTGTATATGCCCAGTTTATCATAGCTGGTTGTTTCAAATAAGATACTTGAACATCTGTAGTTATAGTTGTAGGGTATAAGTATATTTTATTTTCTTCGTATAAAAATACAGGTTGTTTTTTTGTAGGTGCAACTAATGGTGCTTTTTTAATTTTGTACCATTCGTTTCTTTCTACCATTTGGGCTTCAATAGTATCGTTGTATATAACGGTACCTAGTCTATAAAAGTTTGGCAGTGAAGCAGTTGTGAAGTGATCTGTTGAAAAAGTAGGTGCGGCTATTCTTTTAAATATATCTAGTTTTTCTTCTAGGTTTTTAACTCTATTAGCATACTCGTTATCATTTTCAGGTATACGTAATTGTTGATTCAAGTCGCTCATATATTTTTCAAATATACCTTGCTGAACTTGATTACCTACTTTATTAAACTCGTCTGGAGTTATATAACCTCTTTGTTGTTGGTTAAGTATTAATAAGACAGTTTTATAAACTAAATCTACATTTATAGCCATTATTTATTTTTTTATTATAATACCAGCCAGTCACGAGAAGTGACCAGCTAATATTAATATTACATGTTATTCTAAGTTTTTCTCTACTGACCTAAAAACTTCTACACCTTCATCGGTTTTAAAGTAAGCTGCCATTGCAGAGTAAGGGTTTTCATCAAAAGGTACAGTCATTAATTTTCTACCGTTTGATCCCCAAGTAAAGGTTCTTTGATCTTGTGATAATTTAATGATATTCATTTCAGAAGCTTTTATAGCTATGTTCCTTAAGTGTACATTATCATCATTTGCTAATTCCATAAATAAATGTGGATTTCTTTTAGCAAACAACATAAGATCTCTTTTTAATTCTTTAGATGTCATGCTTGAAACTTTAGAACCTATCTCAACACGAAGTATTGCTTCGGCTTGATCTACTTCCATTGTTCTTGCAGCAATCATTGCATCTACTTCAATCTCTAAATCTTCTAATTCATCTTCTGCAATAGCTACTGGATTGTGTTCGTAGTATTTATTGCCTAATAGTGGATGATATAAAGATAATAGTTTTTGTAAGTTTTGTTTTTCTTTTTTAACATAAAGCACTCCGTCTTTGAACATTATATGTCCTAGTGTTGCTTCTCCTTTTTGCTCATCTATTAAAGGTGAGTTTTGATTGGTTGCGTATCTGATTTCTCTTTGGATACCTTTTTCCTTATCAAACCAAAGAAGTGGGTGCCTTGATGTATGTTTAGATGAAATAGTTAACGTTAAAGGTGCTTGACCTACAACTATATACATTCTATCTTTAATTTCCCAGGTTGGTTTTACTGGTTCTTGTTTTTTTGGTGTAGCTACTTTTGCTACTACTTCTTGCTGAGGAGCAACCTCAACTGTCTTTGCTGGTGCTTTTTTTGCAGCCATAATATAATATAATAAAAATGTGAATAAGAGTAATAATCACCCCCGTCAGTTCAACGAGGGTAACTACTACATTAATTTAATCGGTACTAGTCTGTGAATAACACAAAGTTGTTAGCCGCTTGAGTTACTAAACATCTTTCAGATAAGAAGTGAACTTCCATAGCATCTAAATCAGAAGTAGCAGCGCCACCTACAGATCCAGTGATCCAGTTTTTCATTCTTCTATCATCAGCTTGAGAAGCTCTATATCTTACGTGTAAGAAAGGTCTTCTGATGTTAGTTCCTAATATTTGATCGTAAACTGTAGAAGTTCCAGCAGGTACTAATACTCCTTCGATACCAGCATCAGCAACACCACCACGAGTAGAAGCGTCGTTTAAGTATTTCCAGTCAGTTTTGTAGAAGTCATAAGAACCTCTTCTGAAACCAGAGAAACCTAAGTTCAATGCCATTTCTTCAGAATTTTCAAATACACCATAAGAACTACCTCCTTGGTATATACCAGTCCCACCTTGTTGACCAACAGTAGCTAACATATCATCAAAATCTAGAGAAGTTTCTCTATTTAAGAATAACATGTTTTCTTCGATAGCTCCTTGAGTATCTAAGTTTTTAAGAATTGAATCAAACTGAGCTAAACCAGTTGCTGCAGTAAAGTCTACTAATACATTTCCACGGCTTTTAACAGCAGCAAAAAGACCTTCAGTACCTTTAGCAGTTGTAGTTGAGGTTCCAGATTTTAATTCACCTTCTACCATAGACATTTCTAAGTAGTCTTCAAAACGTAATCTTGTTTCAGATTCAGCTTTTAAGTACCATAAGAAACCTCCTTGACCAGACTCAGTAGCTACTTCAACCCATCCAATCTGAGCAGTGTCAGATCCGTTGATTGCATACTTGTCTTTGATGATAATAGGAGAGTTAGAATACTGAGTGAAAGAAGGCGTTACAGAAATTCTGTTAGCGTCTCCAGTTCCTTTTCCGTATTCAGATCCATATACAAAGATCTTAAGCGCTGGTCCACCAGTCACTAAATCTATTTCAGCAGCTCCAGCTCCAGTTCCATCTAATGCTTCTTGAGAATAAGGAGCAACAGTTAATACACCAGCACCTAAAGCACTTCCAGGAGTAGCTCCAGAAGCAACAACGTAACAGTTTAATTCTGCTCCAGTTGCTGGATTCATCACTACAATAGTAGAACCAGGGGATACAACATTTTGAATAAGAGTTGCACCAGCACCGCCAACAGGTATAGTTAAAGTAGAAACTTTTGCTCCTACAGCACCTGCATTAGTTGCTATTACATTCTCATAAGAGATGTGTAATCTATTTTGCTCAGACCATACTACTTGATCAGAAGTCATTGGCATTTCAGCTCCTACCATTCTTAAGAAACCACTTAAGGTTCTATTTCCATAACGCTCTACTTCAGCTTCATAGATTTCTGGTAAGTACTGTTGTGCGAAATCATTCGTCCCATCAGTAAAGTTTAAATAATTGCCCTCTAAGGCTTGCTTTTTTTGCGTTGGGATTAAACTCCCGAACGCTGGACTTACATTTGCCATAATTTTTAATTTTTTTAGTTAAATTTTTTTGTTTTAATTCTAAGTTTAGAGTTATCGTAGCCACTAATCGATTTGACTTTTATTCCATTTACAAACTCACCTGTCCCAGTTTGTCTAGGTTCTGTGCTTGGGTTTTTAGATTTACTAATTATTTCTTTAGTAGCATCTGTTTTACCTTGTTCATAAAAATGATTAATAATCTTGTCAGCATTAGAAGCTAAATAAATAGCTTTGTGATAACCTTTAGTATCCTTTATATTACCACTATCGTCAAGAAACTTTCCTACGAAGTTATTAATACTGGATTGGTTTTCTGCAACTTTCGACGGATCTTGTAAACCATATCTAAACTTCTTTTCACCTACATTGAATTCAAAACCTTTGAACTCCTTTGTAAAATAATCGTTTGTTTTTGATTTAAAATCCGCGTGCTGTTGATCAGCTACTCTTTGATCCTCTTGGTATCGGTTGAAAAACTCTGTTGCTTTTTGTTGTTCTTGAGTAGCGCCGGGTCTCAACTTGATCTCGTCGTAATATTTACTCTTAGTGTTCTCCAAAAAGCCTTTTGCTTTTGCAACTTCTTCTTTAAACGCAATTTTCTTTTTGCGTATATCTCTTTCCTCATCTATATCTTCGTCGTAATCATAATCTTCTAAAAGAAGACTTACGTCATCAGATTCTAAATATGGTTTTGTTTTTTTATAATATTCTTTTAACAATGCTTTATCATCGATGCTAGAATAGTCAGCGTTTAATCTAACATAATCTTCTACGGTACCGCCAGTATCTTCCATAAAGCTAACAAGCTTTTCAATGTTTTCCGGTAATACTCTTTGATCAACTACTGGTTGAGCTTGCTGTTCGATAACTTCTTCAGTATCATCTTCATCTTCTTCAATAACCTCAATCAAACCATCTTGAGCTTGTTCTTCTGTTTTAGTTTCACTAACTATAACAACTTCTTCTTTTACTTCAGGTATTATTACCTTAGCAGTATCTTCGGTTGTATTTTCTTTAACCTCATCTATATTAACCTTTATAGGCTCATTAGATTGGTTGCCTAATTTTTTAGGGCTTTTTTTCTTGGATTTAATTTTAAAATCCCCTTCTTGTTTTACTTCTGACATAATATAATATAATTAAATAATTGTTTGTAATCTTACCTAGGCCCAAACTGTTCTAATCCAAACCCGCCTAATACATCATTTCCTGATGATTCAAAGTCCTTAGGTAAACCATCTGTCTGTCTTTGATTTATTAATTCAGATTGTTGGGTACCTTGCATTTTAATTCTTTTATCTTTTCTATCTTCTATTTCTTGCTCTTTTGCTTGAGCTGCACCTATTTGAGCTTGAGCTAACTGTATGTTGTATTGAAATTCTTCAGCCATCAACTCTCTTTTTATTTGAGCTTCTGTTTGCATTCTTTCTATTTCAAACTGAGACTTAGCTTGTTCAATGCTAACTTTTTCAGCAGTTAATGCTTGTTGTTTTTGAACTTCATACATAGCAGCTTTCTCAGCAGACTCTGCATTTGCTTGAGCTTGAGCTTGTATATTTCTTTGTTGTTGCTCTTGTTCTCTCTTAATCTTTTGAGTTTGTCTAAGCTTTAAGAATTGATTAGCTAATTTTATATTTTTAATTTGCCTAATATCAATAGCGTCAGATAATTGAATAGCTTGTGTTTGTAAAGCAACTTGTATATTTTGTTCTAATAAAGCTTTTTCTTCTTCTTCTGGTTCTAATTCTAAATAAATACCGAAGTCATGTAGCTGTAAATTCATTAACTCTTCAAGAGTTTTTGTATTAAATGTACTTATAGCATTTGTTAAAGCGTTTTCAGTTAAAGGATTTTCAATAACATCAGCAACTTTTAAACTAATGTTTTCACAAGTTCTAACGGTTAAGTATAATAAAGAGTCTAATACATGCTTGGTTGCAATATTAGAAGCATTAGCTGCTATTTTTTGTAAACCTACTAATGCATCTTTACTCGGAGCACTTCCATCTCTTGCTTCGTTTAATCCGGTTACGTCTCTTATCATTTGTAGATAATATTGATACGTACCTATTAAGCTTTGTATTTTAGCTTGCCCGCTTGAAGATGATAATTCTTGTACTGGTATTTTACCTCTATTTAATTCTCCGTCTTGTGTTAATGATCTACCTACAACAGAACCTGTTTGAAAATACATATTCAATGCCTCTGCTGGATTGTATGTAGTACCGTTACCTAAATCAACTTCAGCTAACCCATCCATATCTAAAAATACACCATCTGGTACTATTCTAGACATTACTTGTTGTAGTTTAAGGTGTGTTATTTGGATCATATCAGCAAAGCTAGTAATTTTACTAACTATAGATTCTATACGTCCTTTATACATTCTAGGAGCTGATATACAGTAATTCATCATTACTTTTGTAGTATCCGCTGTAGGTCTGGTCATATTTTCAGCCATCTCCCACTTTAACATTGTATTTGTACCTAAAACCTTAGCTCCTGAATATAAAACTTCTATTGTTCTTGATACTCTTTCAAAGTTATCGTTTTCAGGTGGGTTAAATGTATCTGACTTTTCTAATGTTTTTTCTAAGCCTTGTTCTGTTTTCTTTATTTTAAATACTTGATCTGAATATGTTTTATATTCAAAGTACAAAACTTGTATTGTGTTAGCATCATAATTTCCCCAATTAGTTACATATTGAGAATTACCAGGCATATCTTGTATTTTTTCTAACTCTGATGCTGATAATGATGGGAATTGTTTTTTAAGTTCCGCTAATGATATAGACTTCACTTCTCCTACATAATATATATCCTCGAAGTTTGGATCTTCTGTATATGAATAAATCATATTAGCTGGATCAACATAGTCAGTTACTATTCCTTCTGACTTATTAAAAGATGTTTTAACAGCTCCAATACCAATAGTAGTTAAATCTTGAGCTAAACGTTTCTTTGTTTGATCGTACTTATTAAAAGCTAATACATTATTTATAACTTCTTCTTCCGCTATTTCAACATTTTGTTTAGTGGTCATTTGTAAATGAACATCTAACTCTTCTTGATTTTCGGGTAAACTTTCTAAGCTTCCTGTTAAAGAAAAATCCATACCTAGGTTTTCTTTAATATTAACAAGAGCTTCTTTAGTGTTCATGTCTCTTTCAACCGCAGCCGCATAATCCGTTCTTTGTTTTACAGAAAAAGGATCTTGTGCAAAAGCACTTATGTCATAAGACTTATTAGACATACCGTTTACAACAATATCTACAAACTTTGATATTACTGGTATAGGCTTCCAATCTAAATTAAGATAAGACAAGTCACCATTTATAGATAATTCATCTTTGTATTTTTGTATTGATTGTTCACCTCTGGCGTATAACCGTAGTGTGTGAAAACTATTCCAGTTGTTTAAATATCTATTACCATTACCTCTTCCTTGATTGAACCACTCTTGTTCAATAGCCCTAGAGACTTGTAAGCCATAATCGTAACTAGCTTTTACTTCGTCGCTAACAACTTGGTTAGGGAAAGAACTATCGGTATTTGTTTGTATTTTCATTTATCTTAATATTTTAGACGAAGAACCTCTATTGTCATATCTTTTAATTCCTAAATCGTAAACTTTCTTTTGCACTGGACTAACTGGTGAATATAAATTTTTATTACAAGCCATTATGGCAAGTCCTGAACTTATAGAAGCATCATGCTTTGTTCTATTGTTTATATTAAATTTACCCCAATCTTCTAATGTTCTTTGGAAATACATATCTCCATAACCAGCTTCTGTTTGCCCAACACAAGTTTCTATATAAGATTCTATAGCTGCAGCGTGTGCTTGTTTTATATCCTCACTTGAATTAGGTATTCCACCTATTTCTCTTTCAGTTACAGATAATTTGTTTAATCTTCTATCAGGCCTGTTCATTGAAAAGCCTCTATAGCCTCTTCTTTTAAAATGATACAATAACCTAGGTTTGTTATTTTCAGCAAGTATTGGCATTCCGTAAAATACACAAGCCATTAATACGTCTTCAAAAAATATCTCAGCGGTTTGCGGTCTAGCTATATATTCTAAAAAGAATCTATTAGGTGGAACATCTTCCATACTAAACTTAGTTAAACCGTGCAAAGCACCATTAGATCCTCTCTTATCAACGGTTCCAGATATATCATAACTGTCACACCCGAAAGCGCCACAGTGATCGTTACCAGGATATTTTACACCGCCTTTTACAATAACTCTATTTTGAAGTCCTACATGAGGAACCCAGCTAACATTAAACCTACCATTTTTATTTGGTACAAAAACAACCTTAGTATCTTTGATACCGTTTTCCCACATAAAACTTCCTGTGGTTATTATAGCTGTATTTCTTAAGTCTTCGTTATAATCTATTTGTTCGTATATCTTTGTTAAATTAAACAGAGATTGTTTTGCCTCGTCTCTAAAGGCATGTTGTTCTGTTCTTGGAAACTGACGATAGTATTCGTTTAAACCATCCTGATCTCCCTTTAATCCTTCTACTTCATTATTCCAATAATCAATTACGCCTTGAGTTATTAGCGACCCATCGGGGCCTTCGGTTTGTTTTGTTGGTTTTTCAAATACAGGAAATCCATAAGAATCAATGTATCCTTCGTAGTTCCATTCCATAGGTATGAACAAACTATAGAGTCCTGAACGAGTCTGTCCGTTGGCGTTTCTTTTTGTTGCGTCGGAATCATAATATAATTTTTTAAAATTCTCACCACCTTTATCTAAAGCGTTTGATGTTGATCCCATCATGCACTTACCTATAATTCTTGAACCTAATCTTAAACAAGTTTTAGTTACCCTCCAATTGTTTAATATATTTGTTGGTCTTTCCCACTTTCCACTTTCATCATGTACTAGTAGTTTTAATTTTTCACCATCGTAGGAGTTGTCTCCCGTGTTTTTCCAGTCGATCGTTGTGTCGAGACCCGTGATCTCTTGTAGCTTTTCATTGGAGTCAAGTTTTTTACGGGTGAATTTGGACGCTGGTACCCTGTACGCAAGTTCCGTCTTCGGCCTATCCATTCCGTCTTGGACTGGTTTGAAGAAAAAAGGATAGTTGACTGAGATGGGGACGACCTTATCAGTAAACATCTTTTTGGCATCTGGCCCGGACTTTGAAAGAATACCAAATCGTGAGTCTGTGGAAATGGTTGCCTGGTTGACTGTCTCGCCTGAAGCCATGAAAGAGAAACCCGATCTCCTGTTTTTAAGATAACACAGTCCGTAACACCGTACATCTGCTTTACAAGCTTCCCAGAATATAAAGAATAATCTGTTTGATTCTCTAAAATCTGGTTGCCCAACATCAATCTTGGACCACTGCAAGTACATGTAGTGAGTACCAGTAATATAAGAAGGCTTGTCTTTGTTATAAAACCAAAAACCTTCTTCACGCCTTTTAAACTCTGTATCAATATAGTCATACCATTTTTCTTTAAACTCAACCGGGTATTCATCCCAATCAAATACTGATTTAATTCTATTTAGTTCTTTTGGATATTCAGAATATTTCCATCTATTTCCATCAAAAGTAACCACGTCATCTTCTTTAGGTAGAGCTATCTTAATTCCCTGTATTTCGTAAACCTGTCCTATTTGACCTGTTTTACTAATAACAACTACGTCATGTTCTTTGTTGTAGCCATACTCCCATTTTTTATACCTATTTAATCTTTTAAATATAGTAGGCTTTATATGGTCTTTTAATATTTTTACTAAAGTTTGCTCGTACATTACCTAGATCTCCCTTCTGCAAAACCCCTAAAAGCTTTTTCTCCTGTAGCTTCTTTTGGTTTGTCATTTAGTTTTTCTTCTTCTTCCTCTATTCTAGTAAGTATTTCAAAGGCATCGAATATAGCTAGTTTTTTTGTAGCTGCAGCGTTTTTTAATCTGTCAGCAGATATATCATCTTCAGAATCAATAATAGCCTCCTTAGCTACCTTAATTAATTCTTCAACTGCTACATGCCCAGCTTGGATTATATTCTTCTTCGTTTCCTTTGTGTTCATACTTAATTACAATATCATTAGATTTCATACAATAAACTCTTTGATCATCTATAATAAAATCCCATTCGCTACCTGGAGTAAATCCAATCGTGTCTCCTGGGTTGATATTAAGTGCTTTTAATGAACTATTACCGATTTTTAGTATACCAATAAGTTCTTGCTCTTTTTGTGACCTTAAAGTGTCTTTGTTTTTCAAAGGCATTACAAAGCATCTGTCGCCAAATGATTTCCAATCCCCGGTATTCTTATACAAATATATTTGATCTGCTGAACAAAAATATAAATCATCATTAAAGTATGATCTACTTTTTTTCTTATTACCTCGGATATCATAAAAAACTCTAAATACATTATGATGTATTATTATTATGTCTCCTTTTTTAATATCTGTTTTAAAAGCTTTTGGAGTTTCAACTACTATAGCTAAATTATTAACTGCTTTAAAGTTTTCAATTTTAGTGTTTAGTATTAGTGTAACGTCTCCTAGCTTTATTTCGTTGTCATATTTATCACCAAGCGGCTTGACGATAAAATCATATAGACTTCTCATTTAATATTCTAAATCATATTCAACGGATATTGCCATGTTAGGATTAAACTTTTTCCATGGCATTACCTCATCTCCTTTTCTTATATAAATACTGTAAGAATTAGATTGTTCATCATGTAAGATGCAATCTATAGTATGTCCACCATAAACGCTTTGACCTACAGAGTAGTGCATTGCGTCGTTCTTATAGTCGGAGCCTATACTTATTTTCCTTACAACAGAGCCCATTACTTTACTACCTCAAGTACTTCTTTCACTTCATTTTCAGCTTCTATTTTTTCAAAACTACCATCAGCTAAGTTTACAGTTATGTCTCCATACTCTTCTTTTAATTCTGATTTAACTTCTTCTAAAGCTTTTACTGCTTCAAAGTGAGCTCCTAAAAATTCTGCCTTTTTAGCTTCTAAAAAACCAATCTCTACTAATATAGAATTGATTTTCCCTTGGCCTTCTTTTACTGACTTTAATTGTTCATCTGTTAATTTACCCATTTTATTTAATTTAATTGGTTACTGTTATTACTATTATTACTTGTTTTTAATCTTTTTACTTTTTAAATAGCGGTCCTACTTTGTCTGCTATTTTTTCTGCACTTCTACCAATAACATAACCTCCAATACCTATCTCTAATAACCTCCAGAATTCTGGTTCTAAAACAGGTGTTATTAAGTGTGCTGATAACTGTGATATAAATTTTGTATATATAATTATGAAACCAAATGAAAGCATTAGTATTGGTCTCCAGCTTCTTTGCAGCCAATTACCTTTAGCTTCAGCTACAATAATTTCTGTTTGCATTCTCTGCAGTTCTAACTGAGCGTCTTGCAATACTTTAAATATTTGATTTCTAGCATTTAATCTTTCCTCTTCGCTAGTGAATAGTTTATCAACTACATCACCTACTTGTTTAAAAACTTTAGTGCTAAAAAATTCTAGTATTTTTTTCATTATGCTTTTCTATATGCCTCAGCTTCCCAGGGCAAGTTTTTAGCCCCTTCTTTCATCTGAGCTCTTGAATACTTTTTACCTTTCCAATACACATTATTATCATCGTAATCTAAATCACCACGTTTCATTTGATCTATGTGTATCTTTTCGTGTTTTACAACACCTTCTAACATAGCAGGCGAAAGATTTTTGTTTACTATAATAGTACCGTTATTATTAGCTTTTCCTAAAACTCCGTCTTCCATATCTACGCTATAAATAGGTGTGTTATCTATAGCGTATGGAGGATTTTGTAATTTAAAAGACATTAACTTATTTCTTAGCGTACTTAGACATCCATGAACCTCCCATGTTAAGAGGCGATTTACCTGACTCTCCAGCCGCTACTTCTAATTCTTTTTTCTTTTCGTACTTAGCTGCTTTCTTGTCTCCGCTTTTATAATCAGCAATAGCATTTCTAGCGTAGTCTTGTTCTACTTTTTCTTTTGATTTGTAAAAAGGTGATTTCATAATTATTTATTTTTATATTTACTTTTTAGATTTGTTTTTTTGACAAAATTTACTTGCAGCACCAACGCTACCAAAACCCCATTTTTTTAAAGCCATTGCTTTTTTAGTAGGTTCTCCTTTTGGATCTTTCATAGCCCCCTTCATACCAGCAAATCTACAAGCAAAAGAAACTCTACGGGGGCTTGTGCCACTTGTAAGTCTTTTACCCATACCTGGATTTTCTTTTCGCATTTTTCTATTCTGCTTTTCGTAAGCTGCTTCTTTTATTTGAAACGGTGAGTTTGAGTTTGTACGTTGCATAATTATTTATCTTTTTTTTCTTCATCTTTTAATCCAACCCATTTGGACAAAGTATAACCTATACTGACTAATAATAGCAGTACTTTTAAATAGTTCTCAATGTTAGTCATACTAACAGATAATGCGGTTATGTTTAAAGTGTATAGTCTTATGTCTCCTATATTCATTACATAGAACCTTTAGCAACCTGAGTAATAGGCCCTTTTATAGAGCTACATCCGCAATGTGCTTTAGATAATTCCATGCCGTATTTCCCAGAACTAGATCCTTTACCTTTTGGCAACGCGTCTAAATCTAACGGTCCATCCCATATAGCGTTCTGCCCTACTGATGCTTTGTTTTTGTAGTCTTTCATGTTTTTATATTTAAAATTGTTCGAAATCTTCTTTTTGTACACCAGGCTCTCCATTATGCATAGGATCTAACTTAGCAAAAGGTGTTATTTGCCTTTGAGGCATGCTTGCTTGTCTTTGATCAACTGTATCAAATACATACTCGGCATTACCTGCTTGATTAGGATTAAATACTGGTTTAGCAGCACCTAATTCATTAGATGGTGTTGCAACCCCTGGGTTTTGGAATATTGGTTGACCCAATATAGATTCATCTTGTGGTATCATTGTTTACATTTTTTATAGAAACGCTTAGTACTTTATCAGTATAAGTATCCCCTTTCATTATTTTATTTCTTCTACCAGTTGGTATATCTTCTGTACCGAGCATCATTCTGTACAACCTACTTATAAGTTGCTTACCTTTAAAGGATACTTTATATATATGATATTTCTGTGTAGTATGATTTCTTTTTCTCCAAACAACTATCCAACCTTCTTTCAATAATCTATTCCATCTTCTATTATCCCAACTATATGAAAAACAACCTGTTTTAAAATCTTGTTTAGTAAACATGTCCAAACAATCAAGGTATATTAACAATTCCAAATCAGCGTCGTTTAAATCATTATTTCTGCATGCCCACTTACGTATTATTCTGTAGTGCTTTAATAATCCTAATTTTTTAACGTCACTGGCTTCTATTCTCATAAAACTACAACTATATCTTGCATTTTTATAACTTGATACGGATCACCGTTTATTTCTATAATATGGCCAGCATGTCTGTCGTAATATATTAAATCACCTTCTTTCATACCAGCATTAATAGCTTCTTCTCCTGGAGATACTACAGATGCTTTAATGTATCTGATATCTTCTCTTTGTTTTTCAGCTAAAAGTAATCCTCCCTTTGTAGGAGTTATACCTTCTTTTTCTTTCTTTATTATTAAGTTTCTACCTATCGCCTTCATTTGCTCTTAAATTATTAATTACACAATCAGTTGATAATATTGTAGTAGCTACAGACGCAGCGTTTCTTAATGCACTTTTGGTTACCATAAGCGGATCTATTATTCCTTGATCCACCATATTTACAGGTTTACCTGTTAAAGCATTTAATCCAATTCCTTCGTCTTGTATACCAGACATTTCTATTCCAGCGTTTTCTAATATTGTAAAGTAAGGAGCTTGTATTGCTTTTAACAAAACTTTTTCTCCTATATTTTTAGCTATTAGCTTTTGACCTGCGTTTAGTAACGCAACACCACCACCTGCAACAATACCTTCTTTAACAGCCGCTTTCGTGGCGCAGATAGCATCTTCTACCCTGTCTGTTTTTTCTTTTAACTCTACTTCAGAGTTTGCACCAACTTTAACCACCGCAATTTTAGCAGTTAGCATTGACAATCTTTTTTCAAGCTTTATAACTTCCCAACTTTTAAGCGTGTTATTTGTAAGCTTTTCTTTTATATTACGTATTACATCCTTTATCTTTTCGGATGCCTCAGAGACTGTTATAACAGTGTCCTCGTGAGACGTAACACTCTTTAAACAAGAACCTAAATAATCTAAATCAATAGAATCTGCATCATCTCCTAAATCTTCATTAAATATTGTGGCACCTGTTAGTAAAGAAAGGTCTTCAAGAACTTCTCTCTTACTTATACCGTAAGTTGGAGCGTTAATTACATTAACTTTCAAGTTCCCTTTCTTCTTATTTGTAGCTAGAGTTGATAAAACACCTTCTTCTAAGTCGCCTATTATAAGCAAAGGTTTGTTGTTTTTTATTACGTACTCCAGCACTTTTTGTATATCTCTTATAGTGTTAACTGGTGATTCCATTATTAACACTAACGGGTTTTCTAATTCCGCTGTTTTTGTTTGAGGGTTTGTAATGAAATGAGAATTTGTTAAACCTTTGTCATAAGGAACTCCTTCAATTAATTCAGAAACAGTTTTACCGTCACCGGCAGTTTCCATCATTACAATACCTGTATTATCTACAGATCTAAAAGCATCTGCTATAATAGATCCTAATTCATTGTCATTATTTACCGATATAGAAGCTATGTGATCTAACATGTTACCTTTAACATCAGTAGCTATAGTATCTAAGTAATCTATAACTTTCTCTACAGCTGAATTTATACCGTCTTTAATTTCTCTAGAGTTTTTCTTTCCAGAAACAGCATAAGCTTCTTCTAATATAGCGTGAGCTAATACAGTAGCTGTTGTTGTTCCGTCGCCGGCTTCTTGTACAGTTTTTCTAGCAGCTTCTTTTAATAAAGTAGATCCCATGTTTTCTACAGGGTCTAAAAGTATTATTGAATTTGCTACAGTTACACCGTCTTTTGTTATAATAGGGTTACCTGCACTGTCTTCTAGCATTACGCATTTACCGCCAGCCCCTAGTGTAGAGCTAACGGCTTTTGCTAGTTTCTCTATACCTTTAAATACTTGATCCCTGGCGTCATCACCAAAGTTCAAGTTCTTGACAATTCCATTCATATTTAATTAAATTTAATTTGATTTGATTATACCTTTTCAGGTATACGAGTATTATTACCCGTTTTAGGTTTTTTTTACCTATTTATTCTTCAACAGGAGGAACTGGAGGCGTTGGATTTTGCCACGTAAAATATAAATCTTCATTTACTGGTGTAATTTGAGATTGTATATTTGCAGCTATGCTAGCTTGCATTGATGTTACGTCTAAAGATCCTTCAAGCCACCCAATAACTACAGCTTCAAAAGCCTCTGTATTTTCATAAGGTGTAAAAGGTTCACCTGCTACATATGTGTAACTTTGTGTTCCAATGTTAGTTGATAAATAAGTAACTCCTCCAGATTCTTCTGAACCTGTGTATCTGTAATGTACTGTGTAAATTACGTTGTCTTCACCTTCAGCTTGAATGTGAGCATTCATTGTTGGGATATCCCATTTGTAAGTAATCATATTTATTTATTTATTTATTTATATTATGGGCTATCACAACCAATTTCTTTAATAACTCCTGACACTCCAGAAATTGACATAACAGCAACAAAAGATGTAGTACAGTGAGTTGTTGTGGCTGAACTTCCGTTTTGAAGATAGTAAGATGACACATAATTTAGAGGAGTTGTTAATGCAGCATCTGTATAAATAATATCTCCAACCGATAAATTACTTGCATTTCCAATAGTACTACTATAATAATAATCTACTGGGGTTGTCGGTGTAGAACTTCCTGAAGGGAAATAATATACATCAGATAATACTAATGAAGGTAAACTACAAAAAGTTACGTTTGAAGCAATACCTAAACTAGATAATTTAAAACTTGCAGAGTTTAGCCCTGTAAAAGCACCAAAAAACTGAAATGCTCCACCTCCTGGGTAGGGATCACCTGGTGACCCATTATCATCTTCCCAAAATTTATCTCCATTCTGAACTGAATTTGGATTATTGTTTTTCCAAGCAAGTACAGTTCTACTGGTCGAGCAGGCTCCTGTAGGATTAAATTCATCAGGTGTAATATACACTTGATTTTGAGCAGCTGTGTCATTACCGTAATCTCTAAAATTTAAAAGGTTGGTGTTTTGATTACCACCTGGATTGTAAGTATAATTAAAAGCTCCTTGAATCGCGTCTGTAAAACATTCATCTAAATCATTAGACGAGGGTAGCACCGCTGCTATAACATCTGCTAGTGAGAAATCTGTTGTATTTGGTACACCTGGCATTATATTCCTGCTTTTTCTAATCTTGCTTCTAACTCAGCAATTTTAGCGATTAGTAAATCTATATAAGCAACTGACTTAAACCCTTGTGCGTCTTCTCTTACAAACTCTGGGTTGGTCTTTTCTAACTCTTGAGCTATAACTCCGTATCTTTTTTGTCCTTTTTCGGTTTTTAATTCAAAAGTTTTCCAATCTGCTTTAATAGATTTATTGTCAACCTCTTCAATATTTTTCTTAAGCCTTTCATCAGAAGATAGTATAAAGTTAGTTCCTGTAACTGTCCCTGTAAACGTTGTGTTGTTATTAGTTCTATTCATAACCATTACAGCCCCTCCAACAGCACTGTTGTTATGTCTAAGTATTCCGAATTGGTTTGCGGATAATCCCCCATATTGAGCACCTTGTCCATCATAAGCTAGTGAAAATCCATAGTCTTTTGAATTGGAAACTCCTCCCTCTCCTTCATTTAAAAACACTCTTGCCGATTTATCAGAACCAGTTCCTTCAGCGCCAACTATTAAAGTTGTTTCAATAGAAGAACCTCCTGATACGTGAAGTTTAGCTTGAGGACTAGTCGTCCCGATGCCGACGTTGCCGTTTTGGTCAATACGCATTGCTTCTGTGTTGGCTCCACTAGCGGGAGCTGTGCTAAAAACTAAATCAGTTTCTCCATTGTAGCCTTGTATATTTGCATCAATAGAAGCTCTTATGCCACTTGCTCCAGTTCCGCTGTCATTTCCATAAAACTGAATTTTACCAACATAGTCAGCAATACCTGTAGATGTTGTTGAGTTTTCTAAAGTTAAAACCCCACCGCCTTCTGAGCTAGCACCTTTTACATTTAACTTAGTTCTAGGATTAGTCGTTCCGATACCTACGTTTCCATTACCTGAAATTCTCATTCTTTCGTTTGAGCCGTTCATAAATCTTATAAGCCCAGCACCGTTTAAAGCTAATCCCAACCCGTCACTATCGGAATATGTCATTATTTTTTGTTGCTTATGCTCTATTACAAAGGACTCATTGTAATTGTATTGTGTACCTATTTTTGTGTAGTAAGCTTCGGATTGCGTAGCGTAGTTAATGAAGCCTAAGTTTCCTCTTGTTATAACAGCTCCATTAACATCTAACTTAGCATCAGGACTAGTCGTTCCTATACCGATGCTTCCCCCATTGTCTATAACGAAATCAGCTGTACCGCTATTTACACCAGCTGCTGTTGAGTTTGTTAATGGAGGCGTTGACCAATCAGTTGATCTAATAATGGCAAATTTATTATTATCTAAAGCATTTGTTATTAAAAACTGCCTAGCACTTGATGTCATGTTGTTAGTAGCACTTAATAATATTTGCCCGTAATCTCCATACCAAGTTGTGCCGTCAGAATAATTATTCTTACCTTTAACTTTTAATACGTTTTCAATATTTGTTGCTGAAGTGGCTGTTGATTCACTTCCTATTATAACGCTTTTATCTACATCTAATCGAGCGTCAGGACTAGTCGTTCCAATGCCGACGTTGCCGCTTGAGTTAATAAAGATCCTTGTGTTATTGCCATTTGTAGCAAAACTCATTGAATTATCAGTATGTTTATATTGTATAAAACCTGCTTGTACACTTTCTGGGTCCGCAAAAGCTATAGTAGCTATACCCGTGTTTGGAGAGGCAAGTGTAATTCCTACGTTATTATTGTTTTGAAATACTATATCGTCTGCATTGCTCCAAATTGAAGTTACTCCTGAACTACTGCCACTAACTTGCAATTTCGTAGCTGTGTCGATTTTTGGTTGATCACCTATAATCACTGCTCCTACTGTGTCAATACGCATTCTTTCTGTATTGTTAGTACCCAATGTTAAGCTACGTGCGTTTAAAGTTTCAAGACCCCATTCTAAGTTTCCGTTAGTTTTAATTTTTAATCCGCCTTGTATATTACCATTACCGAATTGTGCAATAGTTTCAGCAGTTGTTGCTAAACTTTTTACATCTAACTTAGACCCTGGGTTAGTCGTCCCTATACCTACGTTGCTGTTGATATCTATTGTTATGGCTCTAGTAGTATCCCTATGTATACTTATTGCTGAATTATAAGTGTTATTTGTTACTCCACCAATCCAAACCTCACTAGGCGTATCAGAAAAACTAAAATGAGCACCATACGCTGCATTTGAAGGGTCGTTTATTCTTAAACCTTCAGTGCTGCCAACAGCATTACCCCCTAGCGTAAGTTGATAAGCAGGACTAGTCGTCCCGATGCCTACGTTTCCTGCTGCGGTAATACGCATTCTTTCTGTATTGTTAGTACCAGCACTTGTACCTGCTGTGCTAAATACCATTGAATTAGTTGAGCCCGTTGTTCCTGCTTCTACTTCGTATGATATAGACGCTTTAACTCCTGATCCTGCTCCTGACCCATCTGCTGAACTAAATTCAATTGCTCCAATTTTATCACCAATTGACCAAGATGAACCATTAGTTGTACTTCCTAAGCGAATTATAGAGGTATTTTTAGTTCCAGATATACTAAGCTTTTTTGGAGGACTAGTCGTTCCTATACCTACGTTACCGTCTGAGTCTATACGCATACGCTCAACGTTATTAACACCACTAGTAGTGTTAAACCCTAATCCATAACTACTACCTATACTATTTAAAGCTATACTATTTATAGAAGTTTTTACACCAGCTCCTGGGGTTGAAGCGTCGTTAACTGAAAACTGAACAGCTCCAGCAACTTGATTTAGCTGAACACTAGAATCAGTGCAATTTACACGTAAAGCAGGTGTTGACGCTTGTGAGTTTCCAGATATCTCAAGAAGAGTGCCAGGACTAGTCGTTCCGATACCTACGTTGCCTGAACTATCAATACGCATTCTTTCCACGGCTCCGCCTAAAGCATTATACGTGGTTGTTGCAAACACCATTGCTCCACTGGGCAAAGTTGGAGCACCTGTTGTATAATCATTTTTTATTCCAATGTACCCTAAAGTATATGGTGCATTTCCAGAAGTGTCATCTGTGAAAAATTCAAATCTACCTAAATCGCTTGTAACTGGAGACCAATCACCAACGTTTATGGTGTTTGTTATTCTTACCGTAGGCGCAGTTGCCCCAAAATTTCCGCTAGACACATCAAGTAAGGTGTTAGGACTAGTCGTTCCGATCCCTAAGCGTTGATTATCATGATCTATATATAAAGGTGTTGGTACGTCATTGCTCCTCATTATAGAAGATACAGTAATTGATCCAGCGTTACCGCCAGATACTTTACCTATTAAACCTACGTTTTGTATAAAATTAACCCCGGTTGGTTTTGTAAGTGTAAGTCCACCTCCTGGTTTTACATATATTGTATCTCCAACAGTAGGAGTCGATCCGTCTATAGGTGATGTGGTGATGTTTAAAAGCCCTCCTGTTACAACTACATATCCAAAAGCATTATTTATAAGGTCAGACTGTAAAAGTCCAATAGCAGCCATCTTATCTTCATCTGAAGCATCAGCTACTGCTATCTCTATAACAGCCGTAGCACCAACATTACCTGTTTGGTAAACTGGCGTGCCTTTTGTTATAGTAACACCTGAAGTGTTTTTACACTCTATAATTACATCTGTGGCCGATGTAACTATACTGGCTGGATCTATCCAATCAACTTGACTACCAGTTGAAGCTAGTATTTGACCGCTGCTTCCTACCTGACCGTCTTTGTCTTCTATACCAGCCTGTACCTCTATATTACTTTTAAACTTCATGTATTAAATTTTATTATTATTAACCTATCTTCTGCACCAAAACCCTAACGCTATTAGTTGGCGTTGCAGCAAATGTAATTGTTACTTGAGAAGTAGATCCTCTTTCAACATCTGCGTAAACGGTTTCATCGGTCGTTACATCGTAAAGCTGTATAATAACATCTTTAGTTCCTAAGCTATGAGTTATAGTCGCCGTATCTGTTATTGTTACAGCGTATGTGTTTGAAGAATTTGTATCTGTGTTTGTCACAGTTGCCGTACCCGATGCATAAGCAACACTTATTCCAGTACCTGCATTTACATTACCAATACCTACTGTTGTCAATGTAGCAAGGTCTGTGTCTGATTGCACTACTATAAAATCTGCTTCCGTAGAAGCGCCGGCTGCTGCGGCTGTTTGAACTATAACTGAATCACCTGGCGTTAATGGTGTTGCTGCGTTTCCAAAGAAATCACCTGCAACAGTTACAACATAGTAATCACCAACTTCAACTGCAACCCTAGTTGCACCACTTGTTAGATTACCTCCACCAACAATTGCACCGGTGTTAGCATTGAAACCACCTTTGAATTCTAATAAACCTGTTAAAGTTTCCTGTACGTAAGCAGTCGTTGCTATTTTAGTTGAACTATCGCCGGATGCCGGTGTTGCCACATAACCATAACCGCTAGAATCTCTAGCTACTAACTTACTTACAGTAGCAGCTTCAGTTCCTTCGACGTTTACAATTGGAACAGCAGGGGTTGTATTATCAATTGTTACATAAGTACCCGCTCCAATACCAGTTAGTGTACCTACGAATTGATCTGCTGAAGATATGGTTATATCCTTACCTGATCTAGTTATTGTTGTAGTACCTCCTTGTATGAAATCAACCGTTTCATTATCTTCTACTGATTCAGCGGTTCCGCCGTTGGCAGATAGGTTCCAGCTGTATATATCAGCTAAAGCAGCCCATGTGTTGTCTCCTCTTAAATATGTTGTTGCATCTTTAGTCCCAGTGGCAGATAAATCTACAGTGTACACTCTTTTTATCGATGTCCCACTATTTGTTAAACTTACATAGGTACCATTTGCAAAATCAGTTTGAACTAAACTAACCCAAGTATCTGTTGCATTTGAATAGTACTTAGCTGTCGTATCGCTACTGTCAAAGTATATCTGCGCCGCTGCAGCAGTTGGTGCCGTACCGGTGATATGTAGCTTAGCGTTTTGTAATTGATTATCGCTAAGATTAATGTTATTTAAAAAAGGTATTGCCATAATTAGTTCATATATGCTTTGCCTGATTCAGCAGAAGCGAAGGTTATTGTTAAATTGTTTTCATCGATGTATACTATATCTCCGTAACCTTTCTGCCCGGTGGACAAAGTCATAGTTACAGAAGGAAACTTATTTAGGTTATGCTGAACTGTCCACGTTGCACTAGCTCCTGCTTGTACAAATGTGTATGTTTCGTTCGCTCTAGCCCAAACATTATCTCCTCTTAGGAATTTAGTATTATCAGGCGTACCAGTAGCTGACAATGATGCTGTAATTTCTACGTTACCTGTTTGAGGTGTCGTAGGTGTCATATCTATAAACGTAGTATCAGAAGCATCAACGCTGTCAACACCTGTTGCACCGAGTTCTAGATAGAAGTTTACAAGAGTGTAATAGCTATCCATTGTTATGGAACCATTTCCTCCTAAATATTCTAATGTTAATGTGTAAAAGTTAGTTGTACCTATCTGCGTGTACCCTCTCATTATATAATGCCCAAACGAACCTTTGCCGGCTACATCTTGAAACATTACTTGTTCATCTATAAGATATTCTAAGAAAGGTGAAACAATCTGACCCGATAGATCCATGTTC